CTTGACCTGTTGGTTTACCTGATGTTCCTTCTGAAGGATAATTAATAATACCAGAACCTGACCTTCCGTATACTTTCATTGCTTTCATTATTTTTTTCCTTTCTTTTTATATTTCTTTTTTTTCTTTTTATTTTTTACTTTTGTTATTTGTTGAGCTACACTTATTCTACTAATCAATTTTTCCTCCATATTGTCTAGCTACAAATTTAACTCCCTCACTAATTTTACCACCCTTTTTTCTAGGTATTGGTGTAGTTCTAATTCCTGTTAACTCATCTATTTTTCTATTTCCTGCTTGACCTTTTAATTGTAATTTTCTAAGAAGAGAAGGTTCTACAAATTTACCCTCTGTAGTTTCCATAGGAGGTGTTAATTGTTTTTCTTTTCTTTTTCTTTTTTGTTCTTTTATTTTTTCTCTTCTTTTTTTATCTAAATCTGTTGCTCCTGATAATCTTGCTTCTCTATATCTTTTTTGTCTTGCTGCAGTCATATCTAACATATCATCATCCATTAAAAGATAAGGTCTATTTTTAGGGTCTTTAGCAAATAATTCCATACCATATTCTACATCAGCTAAACCCTCTTGTTTTTTTCTTTTCTTTTTTATATCTGATTTTTTTATTGGTGTTTTTCTTTTTTTTCTTGCCATTAGTTAGCTCCTTGTATTACTGGATTTGGACCACCTGCAGGACTAGCAGGTACATTCATATCGTCTTGTCTCATTCTTCTTGCTTGATTACGTAAAGCATCTATTGAATTTTTATATTTAGCTTCCCAAGTAGGAAGTTGTTGATAATCTTTTATAAAATACATTGCTTCTACCATACATGCTGCAAATAATGCATTGTAGCAAAATTCACTAAAATAATTAGATGTTGTTACACTTGTACCTGTAGCACTAGCTAAAGCTAAAGGTCTGCGTGTAAATTGTATTTCACCTGATATTGCTGATGCAGGTGTTGGTACAATATAAATTTGTGTATTAGTTTTTCTTGAATAATATCTTGGTGTTCCTGTTGATGCACTAGCAAAAGGAAAATAATCTATTGCATATTCATATGTTCTTTGTAATAAATTAACTTTTGAATTAGCAGGAACTGCTGTAGTTGAAACACTTGTAGTATAATTTACATTTCTTACAACTAATGTATCAGCAGGTAAACTAACTACTGGGTCAGAAGCTGTAAATGAAAAAGTAGAAAAGTTATCTAAACCAGGGTCATCTAGTTCTTTTACTATTCTACCTTCAGCTTTTTCAACAAAATAAGATATATGCTCTTCAAACTCTGTTGAATCATTTTCTATTGTATTAATTATATCAGTTTTAAGAAATGAATAATTAGGCATTTACTATCCTACAAATAAGGTTACACTACCTGCATTAGGAGTAGATACACTTACTGTTGCTTCACATCTAACACCCATGTCACCTATATAAATATCTGCTGTTCCACTAGCAGGAACTTGAAACTTTATTTTATCTCCTGTGCTATCAGCTATGGCAAATGTACCTGCCACAGTAGAATATGCATGAATAGCTACTATTCTTGTAATACCATTTGTTGCAATGATTGCTCCATCTCCACCTGATTTATTTACTGCTGTAATATTTTTAGACATTTATTATCCTTTAAAAATAGGGAGAGTATTTTACTACCCTCCCTAATGATTAGTGATTAAGCACCTTCGTTACCTACGTAACTTCTCCAGTCAGATACTCCAAATGAATATCTTTCTCTGGCTTTGAAACGTAAGTTACCAGTATCAAAATCAGGTTCCATTTTAGTTTGTAAAGGTGTTCTATTAAACATCTTTGTACCATTTGGAACATCAGTTTTAAAGAAATAAGCATTAGTATCAGTGAATCTTCTATTGACAACCATTCCACCAGGAACAACACCCATGCTTCTAATAGCATTAATGTCGTTTACATTGGTAGCATTGTTAACAATAGTAGTTGAATACTCACTGTTTAAAATTTGTGATGCTGTAAACATTAAATCATTTGGTATGTGTAATGATACACATTGAGCACCAATTAAAATGTCTCTATCATCTTTAATCTGTTGAATTTGAATTACTGCTGTTTCTATAGAAGCTTCTGATAAAGCTGCTCCTGTAAACAGATTAGTTTGCGTACCTGCTGATATAGTTGGGTGAGACGCACTAAAAAATGGTTGACCATCACCTATAGCATCAGATGCTGCAGTGCTAAAACCATTATTAAATACTTTAGCAGCTTTCACTTGCTTAGTATTTGCCATAGCTCTAGCTAATCCTTTTGCTCTTAATTTTGCAAAAGTATCATATAGATTATCTTCCATTGCTTCTTCTGTAATAGCAAAAGCTAGTGCTACAGTTTCGTTGTCATAACGAGCTGTAAAACTTTCTTGTGCATCATCAAAAGAAACAGCTTCACCCTCACCTTTTACAGGTGCAGTGCCAAACCCTGTAAATAGAACTTCTTCTTCAAAAGCCCTATCAGAGTTTTCTATTTCATAAAGAGGTGCATGTTCGTCATTTACCTCACCATACTCCGTACCAAAGACTGCATTCAATCCTGGAAGGAGTTCTTTAGCAATACTTGCTCTATTTATAGCCATATTTTATTCTCCTTTAAATTATGCAGTTGATGCAGTTGCAGTGACATATCTGTCTCTGTGTGTGTTTAAAAATACTTCAACGATTGGAAAAGCATCAGAGTCATCATTTTCTTCACCATCTTTTTTCTTACCAATCACTCTTGCTGCTTGTTCTGTTTCTCCACCAGAAGCTGCTAATAAATAATAACTAGAGTTTCCAGTTGTTGTATTACCAGAACTTGCTGTTGAACTAACAGTTACATTATAGTTTTTTTGTACCATTAATTCATTAGCAGATAATGATAATGAACATTGAATGTAGTAAGTTTGATTTGGGTCTGTGATGATAAAGAATTTAACATCTGAATATCCATTTGCAGAAGTTCCTGTTGTCCAATGTCGACTAAATTTTTGCTCGCCATTTAAAACAAAAGAGCACCCTGCAAATATACCTGAAGGTTTTAGTGTTGCTGCTATAAAAGGTGAAATGGTTGCAAAGTTTGCACCTGGTAATACAACAGGGTCCCCTGTGAATATTTTATTGTTACATGCTCCACCTGATGTAGGTGAAAAAATATCAGTGAAAGAACCAGTGTTGTAAGCACCACCCTTTTTTCTAGCAGGAACGAAACCTTGAAAAGCTTTTACATGAGCCATAGTTTCTCTCCTTTAAAATTATAAAAAAATTATTAGAGAATTAACTCTGAAATTTAGGAGTTTTTCCTCTAATGGTTTGAGTTTTACTTGTGTTGCTAATAGGCATTCTAGAATCTCCAGTCTTCATTAATTGACTATTTACTGCCTGCATTAATGAATCAGACTTTTGTTTATAGTATGTCTTTCTAGCTTCGATACGACCAGTAGGTATTTTACCTAACGCAACATCTCCACGACAGATTGCTCCAGTATATCGACCTTCATCTCTCACGACAGATGAGTGTTCCATCTCAGGTACTTCCTCCTTTTTAACAAACTCCCATCCTTCTTGCATTTTTCTTCCTATATGGGAAACATCTTCTTTTCCTTTAACAGTTAGTCTAAGCCATCCTAAAGACATACCTTCGTTAGCGAAACGATTTACTACTTCTTCAGGTATATCTAATAATCTTGGTTCTTCAAAAGTATATGTAGTTTGTTCTTTAGTAGTATTTTCTCTAAGTTGAGAACTACGTGTATTAGTTCGTGTCATTGATTATCCTCCACGTTGCATGTTAATAGTTGTATATTCACCTTCAGCTTTAGTTGCCTTTAGCTTTTCTTGAGCATACTGTTCAAGTGGTATTCCCCATTTATTAGCTAATCTTACATCTTCTTTTGAAAGTTTAACTTTTTTACTAGAGCCTGGAGTGCTACGTGAAACTCCAGAAACCACTTGAGCAGGTGTCGAGTCCTGCTGACGACTTTCTTCTTTAGTTTCCTTTTTAAACTTATTAGGGAAATTTTCTTTTAACCTTTTATCTATCTCTTGATAAAATTCTGTGCTTGTTGGGTCATAGCCTTCTTCTTTTAATTCAGTATCTATTGCCAGTGCACTTGCTGTTAAAATTCTATCTTTACCAAACCAATCATTATTTGCTGCCCATTCTTCTGCATTTGGGTCAGGTGTTGGTTGTGTTGGTTGAGGTTGTGTTGTTTGTTGTTGTGGTGCAACCTCATCAGTCTTAAAATTTTGTTTAGTTACTTCTAAATTTTTTAAATCAACTTGTGCTTCATTTAATGCTTCTTGTGCTTTTAATAATTTTTCAGCATTACCCTCTTCGTGTGCTGTTGCATAAGCTGTTCTTGCTAATTCTAATTTATCTTTTATTTGTTTTTCATTAGCAGTTAAATTTAATTGTCCTAACTTTACAAAATCTTCTTGTTGTTTTTTTACTCTACCTGCTAATTCTTCATTCTGTCTAATTAGTCTAGCAACTTCTTCTTCTTTTTCTTTTCTTTGTTTAACTAATTGTCTAATTCTTTTTTGAGCACCTTTGGTATCTATACCTTCTAATTCTTTTGGCTCTTCTGGTTTTACCTCTTCTTTTACTTCTTCTTTAGGTTTTTCTTTTTCTTCTTTTATTTCTTCTGCTTTTGTTTCTACAGGTTTCTCTTCTTCTTCAACCTCATATTCTATTTTTTCTTTTTCTTCTGGTTTTTCTACTTCTACCTTGTTCCACTCTTCTGACATTTTATTTCCTTTCGTTGCTAACGATACATCCGATTTACGTTAATAATGTAATTATACAATACTTTTTTTAATTACACAATACTTTAATTAGATAAATTATAAGTAGGGTCTAATGTTTTTGGGTTTTCTACTTTCATTATAATCTGGTCATCATATAATAAAATAAACTTTACACCTTTATATTTTATCTTTTGACCTGCATGTTTACCATAACATACGTAATCATTTAATTGACACCAAGGTCCTTTTTGAAATTTTTCCATATCATGATAAGCTAAATCACCTATTGCTACAACTTGACCAACAGTTGTAAGATATGCCATATCATCTCTAGTAGAATCTGGTAAAAATATTCCACCCTTAGTTGTTTGTTTAATACTAACAGGTCTAATTAAAATATGATAACCTGGTAGTTCTGGTAATACATCTGGATTAGGTAATTCTTCTTCTGTAATCCACATGTCATTTTTTATGGCACGACCCATAGTTACGTTCTGCATTATTCCTCCTCGTTATGATACATTCTTTGTATTATTGTTTTTAAAGTATCCATAGACCATTCTACACCTTGGATACGACCTACTGCTTGTTTGTATTT